TGAGTATCTGAGGTAGTTTCCATTAAGGCCTCATTATACTTACTGGTGATCACAGAGTTTTCCTGACGAGCCATATCCACAAATACTTTAGCGGTACTGGCTAGTTCTGGTGTGAAAGCCGCTTGGGTTCCAAAATCAACAGAGAATGTAGTGTAGTAATATTTACCACGCTTTTCTGTCTTTACGTTGATTATATAATCTTGGAACTTCTTACCATACGGCATACTTTCCACGATTGACTCAAAATCATTATACCCTGAGCCTTTCATGTAATGTTGGAAAGGTACATTTTCTATTGTAACTTCATTACCGTCTACAGTCTTACCTGTATAGTTAATTACACCCCGAATTATACGAGTTGTCTTAACTTTACCTGACCAGAACTTCTGATCATCCTCAGTCATTTGATTAAGTGACTTACGAGTAGGTTTACCACAGCGGAGAGTACCTTTCATATCGATAGGCTCTCCCTTACGGAAGTCAGTCATAAGAACAGTCTTATTCTGTACTTTACCTTTTTCATCCTGCTCACGGTATTGGAAATACTGTGCTAACACATGGATTTTTGCTTCCTGTGCGTACACAGGTTCAGCTTGGTTAGATAGAGATAGCGATCCTTTTTTAACATCGCGTCCTTGTTTGTCTTCTCCATCATGGTTAATTTTAAGAAAATCAATTTTAATCTTCTGCTCTTCTTCTCCCATTAATTCTGAGAGAATGTTTCTTGTTTCAGCCTCATTAGCGAGTGCAACTTGGTTCATGTTTTTCCGAACTCCTGTTGTTTAAAGTGGAACCTAAATATTACATTAGTTAAGGTAACTAGTCAAACTATTTCCTGCATTTCCATCCAATTTTTTCCAGCCTCTATTTCTATGTCTAGGGGAAGGGACGGAGTATAGTTAAACCTACGCTGGAGATCGTCTTTCACGCCCTCCATTGCCCATTGTAATCCTGCAACAACCTTATCTTTTTCCTCGGATAAGAGATCCACCACGATTGAGTCATGCACGGTCAGGATGAGTTTAGATTTTAAATTATGTTCACGAAAGTATTTAAGGGCTCGGATACAGGCTATAGGAACACAGTCTCCAGTAGCAAAGCTCTGTACTGGATAATTAACAACGGCTGTAGCATTAGTGATACGACCATTACCTAGTCTCTTTGCATTGGGGAAAAGGAACTCACGACCACTAGGAGTGCGAACTATGCCATCCTTAAGTACCCCATCCATGAGCTGCCTATGCCAATCTTTAAGTCCTGCATATATAGTAAAATACGTTTTAAAGTACTCTTGAACGTGCTCCGGCTCTGACATGCCCATACCTCCATATAAGGGTGAAAACGTATACGCCTTTCCTGCCTGTCTCATATCTTTGGTGACTTCGGATTCTTCACATTGATTAATGATCATCGCAGTTTGCTTATGTACATCTTTACCTGACAATATATCATCAATGATCTGAGGATCTCTGCTCAACTCCCCTGCAATTCTAAATTCAAGCCCTGAGAAGTCGGCCTCCATGATCTCATGAGAATTTCCGAACCTACTTACAATACATGAACGAACAGGAAACTTTTGAGACTTTGGTATATTCTGAAAGTTTGGGTTGCTACTACTTAATCTACCTGTACGAGCAACTGTCTGATTAAAGTTAGCATGTAATATGCCATCCTCTCTAACCCATGTCTTAATACCAGCAACAAAGGAGTTAAGATATGTATTTACTGCATTGAGCCGGCTAGTCTTTTCAAGATACTCTACAGCTAGATCATTACCTTTGCTTCTAGCTTGATTGATTAAGAGCTTATTGGTCACCTTATCAACCTTAAAACCATTAATACTTGCATAGCTAGGGTTTAGAGGGATTAGTTTAAGTCCCGCTGTTTGTCCGGTGGATGTATATACAGCACCATCCCCACCACACGCCTTACACCTAGGCTGGTTCTTATAGGGTTCACCTTTTTTAGTGACCTTATACTGACGACCCGATCCATTACAGGTAGGGCAACATTCAGCAATTGTCTTTTTAATTACTTGAGTTGATGCTCGTACACATGCATTATGCTTAGTATTGCCGTATCGAGGAGCTGGGAGGGGTCTTCCCGTAACCCCCATGCCAATATTAAATAGCTGAGCATGTAGTTTTCTATCTGTTACTTCTCGAGAATAAACTATCTTTGTCTGATCTTGCCCCGAGTTTAGATTAAATGGAGTATCCCCTAGAACATATCTAGCTATCTCTGTGAGTCGTCTGATAAGCTCATCCCTCTCAGCAATAAACTCAGCCTCAACTTTATCAAGAGCAGCTATATCGATATGGATACCATTACGCTCAATCTCTACTAAGAACTCTAACATCTCATTCATGAGCTCTATGACAGGCCTTAAACCTGCATCCTCTTCCAGCTCATTAACTTGAGCTAGGAATATTTCGGCACAAGAAATTACATCAGCCTCAGCATACTCATCCACGATATCATAAGGCATAGCCTCAAAACCAATACCTTGTTTAAACATACCACTAACTAGATCCGCTTTCTTGTGCGTAACGCCACGGCGTATAGCCGTATTCTCTAAGCTAAGCGAAACTTGCTGAGCCCGTGCGAAAACAAATTCTCCAATCATAGTACACCATATTGAGCTACTGATCTTAAATCCTAGCTCTAATGCCCATATTGTATCGAATTTAGCGTTGTGCGCTACAATCAGATCTGCCCGATCTAGATCTTTCTGAAACGCATCCCTTCCATCAGGCTGGGGCTTCTCATTATGGTTCCATACAAGTCTGTGTACGGGGCCAATTATTCCATTGCTAATTATACACCACCAGACACCAACGCATCTGTTATCTTTATTAAATGGTGAATTATCAGTCTTTCCGTTAACGTCTTTTACTGTGGTCTCGAAGTCCCATACTAGAACTTCTCCTGTTAGGTTAAACATATTTTCTCTACTCCGTGTACCTTGATATTTGGGGATGTATCTTTGTGGCTATTGTGCCGTGCCATCCGCTTATTTTATTTTTAGAAATTGTAAGGTGCCGTATCTCATCATCTGGCTCGACTTCAGTTTTACCAATGCCAATTATGAGATCTGCTTCACTTGCTTTACCAATCTTAGATCCTTCCATCATAGTAAATGACAGGCGGGTCTTGCCCTCAGCTTCAGCACTGGCTTGAGAAACACCGAATATTGCACAGTTCTGTCTCTTAGCCACTTCTCGGATGCGTCTATACACTTCCCGTAGGCGTTCATGGGAGGCGTTGAAGCTACCTCCAATCGTAACCTTATCGGCCTGATCTATGAACACAATCGAAGCCTCTTCTTTCTTAATATACCTTTCTATCTTATCTAAATCCCATTCCTGAGTATCTATGTACTCTATTAGGCCTCGGGTTCTGGCGTGATATATAACCTTAGCCTTTTCCGTGTCTTCTAATACCTGTTCTTTAGTCAAACCTGTTGCAGCTGAATATGCTCTAGCAACTGTTCGCCTAGTGGATTCTTCATTGCCAAGTATGACTACCTTATGCCCTTGATCTACAAACCCACCGGGGGCTAAGCATAAGCTAACTACAAATGCAGTCTTACCCGCATTAGATATGGCGAATATAATTCCAAACTCGGTTCTTTGAATGCCATAGACACGACGAGATAATGTCTCGATGTTAAACTTAGCACGATTGGTATTATCCATATCGAGTTTAAGTTCATCAATGTCTTGTGTAGTATTGGGGCCGAATTCATCTCCGACAAACCCACCACTATACTGTTCTAATAATTCCTGTGCTTTTTGAATTGCATAAGAACTACCTTCAGATATCTCTAATCCAATAGTAGCAATCTGTTTACCCACGTCTCTCTGCCAAAGCTTAGAGATAACGTCTGCTGCTACGGCTGGGCTATATTCCTCTTCCATATCCACTAAGGACAGAACGTCCTCTATCTCAGCTCTTTCAGCTCGGGTGGATACAGGGTTTTCTGTCTCCCATATCTTATACAACTCTTTGGATGTTAGATCATGTTGGAAGGTTTCGTGAGCTCCGAGAAGTACGGTGTATAACGATCTTATTTCGTCAGCGAATAGTTTTCGGTTTAATTTGCCCTTGTTCTGCTCGTAGAACTCATAGTTTAGTAGGGACTTTAATATTGATGTATCTAGCATGGTCACCTTGTTATTTGCCGTTAGGTAAATAATAGATACATTAGTGAGAACAAAAAATAAACCCCCGATTTGTGATCGAGGGCTTTTTTCTTATCCGGTTCTTATTTTTAACTTCCGGAGATCTGGTTTGGCATCTCCCCGCCTCTCCTTAATATCGCATTGGTAGTAGGAAACCCTATTGTTACCCCTAACCAAATTGTTCATGGCTTCTTCAAGCCTCTTCTGCTCTTCTGCAGCTTCCATGTACCCCCCGGGTAATTCATAATCTATGAGTATGAGACCTCGTGCTTTCATTTACCTATTCCTTGTAGTTTATAGTCGGTACTAGACAGCTTCGACTTTAGGTTTAAATATAGTGATTGCCGTTTTGAAAAGATTTCGGCGACTTTAATTTAAAACTACAATAGGTGGGGCTAAATGGGGATGCGTCATATAGGTACATATAGCCGTAAAACTAGAGGGGCCATAAGCATCTCTCTTATCAAAGAACATCTGATGTCGTCTAGAAGCTTTTCCTGTTCTTGAGCAGCAAATGTATGACCAAGTAAAAATGCCTAAATTCCTAATATGTCTTTTGCTTTCATGTTTCCTATACATTTTATATCATCCTCGAGAAATACAACTCTGGTATTTACTCTTCCTTCTAGCCTTTCTTTAAGCTTAATTGCTTTCTTACTAGCATCCTTATCTAATGCAATAACTACATTAGTAAAGTGGCATAGTTCTGTCTTCTGTTGTGTGCTTAACACAGTACCGAGCAAGGCGCAACCAGAACAATCTGGGAACATACCAACTACACAGGCTGAATTAACGTCCTCAACCACAATAGCTGTACTTCCAGACCCTACCTTAAGTAACCCATTAATTCGCCCATACTGTTTCCATTTAGGTAAATCCCCTACTAAAGATCTACCAACAGCACCGGAACCAGACTGTGAAAAGAATAAAACTCTCTTATCTGCGGGTGCATATTCTACTCTTACCAATCCTTCTCGATACGCTTCGATGCTATTGTTGTCTTCTAAATATTTTAAAACAGCTGGATGATTGTCCGGCGAGGATAACAATGTAGGGATCTCGAGCAGGGCTTTAGTCTGAGTTGTAGACACACCATTTAATTTCCTGCGTAAGGTATTGGTAGACATGCCAACAGTTTTAGATCCACGAACCCCACAACTAACCTTAAAACAATGCCAAAGCTTTCTACCATCACGGATAGCTATACCTAATGTTTTACGCCCACCACAGAAGGGGCAATTGATATTAATACCATGTCCTTCTTTAACTATGATATTCTCAAGCATTTCTATTTGATCGTTGTATGTATACATGTAAGTCTCCAACCTGTACTACTACCTTAGCAAAATGCGTAGTTAGTTGTCTATAGAATAAAGTGGCTGTAAGTCATTGAAATCATTACATTACTCTTACCCTGAAGGTCGTAGGTTCAAATCCTACTCCCGCAACCAAGCCTTATAAATAAGGGTTTTTATACGCTTTTTATTGGTTATTCTATTTTATTCCTCGTTATTCCTTGTTTTCATCCCCGTAAAAATGAAACTACATCAGTTAAGTGCGGCTGTTGATTCTAGCTCTTTCCGCAGCTCTTCCAATTTCTACATCTGACATGGGGAGTATCTTAGAGAATGTACGGCCTCTTAATAATGCCTCCCATGCTACAGGGAATAGTTTCCACATCTCTACTGCAATCTTATTAGCAACTATACGGGTCTCTGCTTGCGTATCTGATGAGCATCTAAGATTACACATATCTGCCCATGCATCGAGACTACCGCTCCACCAAAATTCTGTCATGGTTGAGATGGGAAGGATTGATCTGGCTTGCTCGGGACAAACTCCATCTTCCAACAACTCTTTGTATGAGCGTAGGCATGTGTATTCTAGAAAATCTATATCGGTCTCTGTTCGGGCAACACCTGAGCTTCCTTGCTTGGCATCTACACTGCGGCCCCTCCAATGGGAAGCTCTGTAGAACTCAGGATCACTGTCTACATACCTCCGACTGATCTCATTCCAACGTAAGAACTTATGTTTAACCAATTGACGCGCTACAAACATAGGAGCTTTTACATGAAACGATGCAAAGGCATGCCCAAATGGAGACATATGTTTATGCTCTGCTAAGTATCGTATTAGATTTTTATCTGTGTCATGTAAGACAGGGATCATGGGATCGCCATCTATTCCAGTAAATCCTAGGGCTTCTTTCTCTTTGCCAAAGGATACTCGAGCGGCATTAACAACAGTTAAATCTGAGCCCATGTGGTCTTTATATGTTACTTCTATCAAAAGTAGGGTTCTCCGTTTTCATCTAATTCTATTTTTACAAAGGACACACTCCGAACTACCTTTGGTGCCGGTGGAGTAGGTTTAGTTACCCCTAGGTTTCTTAGTTCCAGCTCCAGCCACTGTGGGATCGATTTTTCGTAATTCATCACGTTCTGCCTTAATGAGATCTATTAACCGCTCGATAAAGATATGAGATGATTTGCCAAACAATCGTATGCATTCCCTCTCCAATTCTCTTCGGGCAGTATTTATATCCATTAAGGCTCTCCTATTTGTTTTTGTAATTTGATTATTGTTTCAGCGAGCTCTGAGGCACTCTTGACCTCAATTTGCTCAATCAATCCTTGATCACTATCCTGTAAATTAACTACACAGATAGATTTATCCCAATCTGGTTGAGCCATAATAATTTTATAAGAGCCTAATGGGAGGTATATCAGCTTGTTAGCAGGGGTCATTTGCCCCACGCTAATGCAATTGCATCCTTAGCTGTATCTCTTGATCGTTTAACATACACACTAACCATCTCTCTGCTTTTGTGTCCGGTCACACTCATGATCTGATCTTCTGTGCATCCAAAGTCGGCTAGGCGAGTAGTCCCTGTTCTACGGAGATCTCCTATGCGTAACTCTTTAGGTAGGTTTGCTTTACGCATGATACGACGAGCTATCTTACCATAATCCCACTGAGTAAATGGCTTACCCGTAAACTCATACTTTAAGATGATCTCCCATGCGTGACCTGTATCGAGCTGGGATACACGTTCTTTTAGGGCAGGGGCTAATGGTACATATACTTCTGTACCGGTCTTCTCTTGTTTGAATTCAAATATATCATTCTTTATATCCCCCCAACGAAGCTGTCTTATATCACCGGGTCTCTGACACATAGTATAACACATAAGGGCTAAGGTTCCCATTGATTGGAGACCCATCTCATCCGCAGCAGCTATAAATTTATCTACTTGATCATGTGTCCATATTATATCTCGATCAGGAAGCTTCTTTATCTGGGAGTGTCTCCAAGGATTACTGGATACTTGACCTGCATTCTCAGCGACAGTCCATATAAGCTTCATTACCTTAACAGAATGTAGAGCTCGGTGATGACTGTAGTTATCTCTAACATGATGTATAAATTTCTGCACCACTTCTTTGGTTATTAGTCGTGCTTCCATATCTCCAATACGGACTGTAGATGTGGGTAAGATGACATTTAGAGATGTATTTATCATAAATTCATATGAGGCTATGCTCCTAGGCTTTAGGTTAACATATCTCTCAGTAGACCTATAATAATCCACTAACTTACTAATAGTACCCGCCTCAACAGTCTTACCCTTCCTATTAGTACGAGTATGGGAGGCATACCTAGCC